TTTTGCAAGTGTTTTTGCACTAATTCTTTCCCCATAATAATGATTTAGTCCCATTTTGCTTGCTTTATGCTTCACAGAAGATACACTTCTATCCAAAAATTTTGCCGTAGTTTCAACTGATTGATTCAAATACCTTCTATACATATAAGTTTCTTCATCTTTTGTCCATTCTCTTCTTCCCATACAATACCTCTTAAAGCCTAATATAATTCACCTATGTAACATTTCCCTCAACCATACGTTAAAATTGAAGTTCTCCATATTTTCTTCTCTTTCTGTATAGTTTCCATTATAATTACGGAAACAGTTTCCAGAATCACGTTTGTCTTTATCCCAATATTCTACATATTTATTTGTCCCTTTCATTCTTTCTTCACCTCTTCTATTAGATATGCCAAACCTTCACTATGATGGCGGTTAAACCAATCATACACATCATTTTTGTTAGTTCCTTTTGGAAATGCATACCATGCAGTTTTAAGATTTCCGTTACGATCAACAGGAACGTTCTGAAATTCTTTCCATAATGCTTCTACATTCTTATCAATTATATTCTGTAGCGTTAATTCTTTTCCTTCCATATAGTTCTCCCATCATTTATGAATTTGTTGTATGATTTGCAAAAAGGATTAAAACATCTATCCACTAACACAAATTTCCCATTAACAAAATCAAAATACTGTTTTCTGCTTTTCTGTCCGCATACATAACAATCAATCATATTATCACTCCATTTCTGATACTGAATTACAAATTTTCTGATTAAGTCTCTGATATATTTCCGCTGATTCATCTAATGCTTTAATTACAGATGTTTCATATGTTAATTTTTCCGCTCTATAAACATTGTCAATTAAACAAATCAAACCATTTGATAAAATACTTATTTCCTTTGGTGTAAGTTCCAATTTGATTTTCCCGTTATTGTTCATAATATTTTCCTCCAATTTGAAATATCTCTTTCATCTATTGATTCTCTGTTAATTAAAACAGGTGATACTCTATATCAAGTACCACCTGTAAATATGTAATATTATCGTTCTATATATTCCCATTCAGCAATAAAGTCAAATGCTTCATTGTAATACATAGGGTTCAAATCCTTGTAAGAACTACATCCAAACTTTTCCTTTAACTCATTCCACATATTAATGAAATAGCTTTTTGAGTAACATTTGTATTTAGTTCCATGCGCTCCATCCAGAAGTTTATTGATTCTGTCTTTCGCTGCTTTATACAACTTCTGTTGCTGTCTAGTGGATAATGTCATATTTTCCACCATTTTATTAAGCATTTCCGTTTGTTCTCCGAGAAGATCTTCCATTGCATTAATCTGAACTGTTTGACCTTCTAACTGCTTCTCAATGGAATTTCTAAAGGTATCAAAATCAATTCCAACAATGGAAGTATTTGTTTCCTTAGTCATTTCATATTTTCCAGTCTTACGGATAGTCGGAAGAACTTCTGTTGTTACCCATAATCTGAATGGTTTTGCAATAGGTTTCTTACTTCTTAAAACTAAAGTATAGAATCCAGATTCACTAATAATATTAGCTTCACCTTGACGACCTAAGTTGAACTTAGACCGTTCATAAGGCTCTAAACTTGCCATTGCTACCGTTGGATTGCTATGCTCTAAAATCTTACACACATCAGTTGCAACAAACCAAGGCTCATTGTCAATTAAAACCATTCTAATTTCGCCAAAAGTTTCATTTTCAAATACTTGCAATTCATTTCTTTCCATTTGCAATTCCTCCTGTACTTGCATATTATTTAGTTCTCAATGTGCATTTGTAAAATATTGGAAATTTTCTGATTGACTAACCAGTAAGAATTAGATATACTAGATATAGTCAATCTGCTTCGGCAGTTTGGTGATGGAAGAGGTTTGTTGCTGTGGTAGGTGCTAACCTCTTCTTTTATTTTTCCTGTTGATATATGTCGTAGGAAATATTCTTTTTGATCTGAATTTTTCCATCAACAAAACCACTCATTAATACTTCTATAGCTTCATTAAGTTTAAAACCTTGCTTCTTACATTCAGCTTTAAAAGCATTCTGTATAGTTTCTTCAACAGGAGTTGCAAAAGTTTTTCTTGCCATTGCTTAATCTCCTTTACGATTATTATATTACTACTTATATACTCATTTGTCAATTAGTATTTTACTAATTCTTTACTTATTTCCAATTCATAAGCACTATCATAGTTGCTAAAATTTCCATTTTAGCAACTATTAACTACAAACAAATCATGCAATATGTAATCCTGATACTTTCAATAATGCTTCAAATGCGTTGATCAATTCCATACGCATTCTTCTTTTAGATGTAACACCTTTTCCACCTACTCTTATACTATCGTCCAGGCGTGTTCTGTATTTCTTTCCTTTAGCATCTATAACCATATCGACTTCTTCTATCATTCCATTATCTAATTGCATCCGCATAAACGTATGTGTATATGGTTTATCTGTATATTCTATAAAACTTGCTAAGTTCTGCATATGTATATCCTCCATCACTCACATTTAAAACTATCTAATACGTTCTTTAAATTTTCCAACTGATTCTCTGCTTCTGTTCTTGCGTATTCGTCAACAAGAAATTGTTTTCTTTCCTGTCGGCATCCTTCCAGAATACCCTGTAATTGTTCATCTGTACTGTTAATAATAACAATTTCCGCTGTTTCCCAGTCCTCTACTTCTTGTGATTCTCTTTCTTTAAGGTAACGCTTGTATAAACCACGTTCATGTAACTTCTGTTCTATGTCGTTATCAGGAATAGGATCGTCAATCCAATTCCGCATACAGAAGTGAATTAGTTCTATCGACTTTCCGTTATATGTAGACATATGGAAACTGTTTCCACCGGCTACGTCATACCACATTGTTATAATTCCATTTTCGTCCATTTCCACAATGTAACGCAAGTTTTTATTCTCTAAAGCTTCTTTATATGCTTCGATTCCTTTGTTGATAATTCTTTCTTTATTCTGTTCAATCAGTTCTAACCATTCTCTGTTAGTCATTCTTACACCTCCAAAATTTTCCACTAAAAAAGGAAACTAAATTGAATTAGTTTCCTTTTAGTATTCTCTGTTATTCTATTCTTCATCATATCTTTCATTAATGACATCTATAATATCATCCAGATACATTTCTTCATTGTATGTTGATTGATTAGAAATTTCTAATATTTTATTATCTATATCAAAATTAAAATAAATACCGTAATCAATTCCTCCTGCATTAATTGTCACTGTCCATTCATCAATGTTATTTACTCCGTTATTTACTTTATTCAAACAATACGCAAGTGAGTTTACACTCCTTTCAATATCCACTGAATATCTCATGTTTATTTCCTCCTATTCTCACATTCCATAGAAAACACTTTCTTTCCTATGTCTATCACGTTCAAAATCTTCTTTGACATAATCCCATCTTATAGCGTTCTCTATAGCGTTTAATTCGTCCATAGACAACTTTTTGTTTCCGTTCCATATGTAGATAGGATTGACTTTAAAACGTATGTATTCAAGCGGTAAATCGTATTTTTCCACTAGCAGCTTATAGAATTGTCGTTTGTTCATAATATTTCAACTTCTTTCACGTTCCATGTGATTCTTGTTAAATCATCAGAAATTTTTCCATCATAACTCTGATGTGTAGAATCCCATACAAGTTCTACTGTATCATCTGGACGGACGCAAGCCCATAAATGAGCATGATTTACTTTTGTGATACAGATAATTCCTGTATCTTCAAATGTTCTATGCTTTTCTGCTTTTCCCTGTTTTAATAATTCCATTGCTTTCTCATAATTTGTCATAGTTTTTAACCCCCATCACGTTCTGATCTGTTTATATTATTGATTATATTACAATGCTTTTAATTTCACAACACCATTATATATAGTAAATTTTCCGTATACATAATTGTTTTGTGTAAAATCGTGGTCGTAAACGTGCCATAATTCCAATTCAGTGTTACATTTCCATCTGTTCTTATTTAAGATGTCGCAAATTTTCTTTGCGCTTCTATCCGAAGCAAAGAAAGCATATGTTTTTGAATGTAGATACTCTGTTCCCTTATTTGTCATTGCAATTAATTTCATGTTATCAATTCCTTCCTTATTATATAGTATTATATAGTGATCTGTTTAATTGCTCAATTGGCGTATAGAAATATTTTCCATACGCCTATCAACAGTCAAACGTTGTTATATATTCTCATTATTTCCATCATTATTTCCATCATTAAACCGTATTCTGTAAGATTATCAGCAGAAATAACAGAAGATTTTCCGCAAACATCAATCCTTACGCCGTTTGCAATTGGACTATATTCTACTGTTACTCTGTTTCCGTTTGTATACGGATTTTCTTCTAACATTTCATTGAGTTTGTTAATCCATTCCATTTTTTTTCCTCCTGTTCATTCTGTTAATTCTTCTATTGTTTCACACAATCTTAATATTGCAGCCTTGATTGTACTGTTTCCATTAAGTTGTGACAGTTCATGGTATAACGCTATTTCCGCTTCTTCTCTGTTTTCTTCATCGTCATAACCATCAGAAAGACAATCAACAATCTTTCTTGCTAATTCTGAACTATTCATGATTATTTTCCCCCCTTGTGGTTTAATGGACTTTCCAACATTGCCAATAATAATCTTCTTTTGTCGCAATTTCTTCCGCAATCATATCAGGATTAAACATTTGCGTTCTTCTGACAAAGTCTTCGTACTGTTCATTAAAATCATCACAATATGTAATTTCTTCTGATAAAATTCTACCATCATCACTCGCATATTCATAAATAACACTTGCTTCATCACTATTGTATGTTTCCAAAAATTTATTAATTGTTCTGCCGTCTTCTGTTTCTATTAAATAATCTTGTAAACATTCTTTTGTAATTTTAAATTTTACTTCTCTTTCTACATCCAAAGTATCATCAATATAGTTACAAATTTTTAATTCTACAAACTTATTCATACCAGTTTACCTCCTGTTAAAATGTGAATTTCAACTTGTTATTCTTCCGCTAATTCAACACAAATTCCAGGTGTTGTATCATTTTCTGTATATGGGAATATATAAATTATGTCTTTGTTCATAATATTTTCTGGAATATCTAGCTCATTGTTATATCCTTCGCAATAAATAATTGGATTATCTTCTGTTTCCCAACATTGAATTTTTATATATCCTTCAAAATAAACACCGCTTTCCATTAATGTTCTTAATGTCATAACCTTATATTCTCCTATTCTTCCATATCCTGATATGCAAAATTTAAACGTTCTTCTAAATCTTCAATGCTATCATGTAAACTGATCAATGTTTCATCATCTGCATTATTTTCCAGTGCAAGTTTATATTCACGTTTTAAATTTGCAAGTGCTTCTTTTAACGTGTTTGGTTTCTCATACTGTCTATACATGATTTACCTCCTAAAATTCCGCTTTCAGCTTTCCATTGTACTTTTCAGTGTATTCAAATTCAGGCTCACCAAAATAAAACCCTGTTACTTCTGTACTAATACAAAGATTTGTTGCCTTTTCGATTATATCCGACATAATAAAGGTTGCATCTGCTTCTGATGAATAACATCCATACACAACTTTTTTATATGCGTATGCGTCCCCTTCATCATATGTAATAGTTTTGTTTTTCTTATCTTTAATTATAAACATATTATTTCCTCCTATTTAATCCCGTAAAGTTCCAGTAATTTCGATTCTATAAAATCTGTCCATCCGTATTCTTCGCCATATGTATCAACGTATTCTATCGCAATGTCTGCACAATCTCTTGTAAGTTGTGCGATATCAACGCTATCTTCACTATGCACTTTATTTTCCGCTTCTAGCTTTTTATAAACACGTATAGCAAGAATAGCGTTAATAGCTATATCCGATTCACGTTCTGTCGTTTCTGGAATGATTTCAGCTTTACAAGCAATTACACCAGTTCCAATTTTTACAGAAAATAAATCAAGGTCATTAAAACTTTCCACATTCTCTATAACATTCCCATTGCATACAGTAGCAACGTTACAATCGTTTGAACATGTTTCCAGATGGATAACTTGACCATCTTCATATATGTTAATTTCCATTAACGTTCCACCACCTCTCTGATATAGTAGTCTTTCAGATAGAAACGACTTGATCGTGGGTTATTACGCTTTATAACATAACCTCTTCCATATCTTCCCTTATAAGGTTCTTTAATTTCTTTCCCAACAGGGATATAATCTCTATCACTTGCAGTGTGGTGATATGTATACTTAACTTCTTTCATGCTTTCCACCTCCTACTGTATAAAGTCCCATCTTTCTATTACATCATCATCATAATTTGAAAATGGATTATATACGCAATAGGTAATGATTGTATC